CTGATCCTGTTCGCGCCGAACACTGCCGCGCAAATAATCAACATTCCGAGCGTCGCGGCGATCCCTCCGGGCTCCAAGTTGTTCGTCAAAAAGACCGATGCGACCGCGCAGGCGATCACGCTTGATCCGGCCGGTACCGAGCAAATCGCCGGCGGCAACACGTTCGCGACAATAGATGCCAATAATGACCTGGCGCAGTTTGTCTCGACCGGTGCAGCTTGGGATTTGATGCACTCCCTCATCGCATAACACATCGCTGCCATGCCTGTCATTCCAAACGGTACGCAAAACGATCCCGTCGTCGTCAGATTCCCGGCAGGAACTGAGGGAGTCGATCGCGAGCTCATCGTCACGACCTACACCGCCAAAAATGCATTCACCGGCGCATCGATCGGCGACACGATTACCTGCACGCAGATCATCGATGTTTCCGCTGCGCCGACGACTGTTTCCTCGGTGTGGCGAAACCAGACGACTGCTGCCGACCTGGCGGGAGCACCGTCATCAGCTAGTTTGGCGCTGGTTGGATCAACCGCGCTGACGGATGCGCAACTAAGGGCGGCGGCTGTCAATGTTGCTGTCACCTCTATTGCCGGACAAATAGCAAAGATCGACAAATCGGGATCAATCACATCCGGCGGCGCAGCGCAAGCGCTGATGGCCGCCAACGCCAACCGCAAGGGATGGCAACTCCAAAACAACTCATCCGGAGACATCTGGTTTAACGAAGTCGGTGACACTGCAGTAGCATCGCAGCCATCATTCAAGCTGGCCCCCGGCGATAGCTACGAATCTCCAGTCGGCGCAACATCGACCGCGGCTATTTCCATTATCGGGGCCACCACTGGGCAAGCATTCACGGCGAGGGAATGGTAATGCGTGGTATCCCCAAATCAATCCGTACTCGTGGCGACATCGATAACCTGAGAGCGTACATCGGCACAGACAGCGACACGCCAGAAGCGCGCGCCATAATCATTGCTGAGCTAAACGCGATTCGCGCGACGTATCAGCATTACCAATTTACGCGCTTGCTGGCATCCGAATCAGACCGCGCCGGCCCAGATCCTGAATACAGAGTTTTGGCAGGGCAAGGCGCTGCCTCCGATGAGATTCGCGAATACCATCTGACCGATAGTCCGCACAGCAGGTTAAATGAAATCGGCATGACGCTGGCAGAACTGGATCAACTGATTGCGGAGATTTACTGATGCCTTTTTACAAATCGAGCGGCTTAAGCCAAACATTTTTTACCGATGCCAACCAAGGACGCCAGTTCATCGTCGAAAATGGCGCTGGCACGGGTGTAAAAGTTCTCGCGGGGACGGGTATCAAAGTAGGCAACAGCTTCAAAATCCTGGATTCTGATGTCACGGTTACGGCTCTTGATACGGGCTCTTTGACGCTCGGAACGGATTATTTCGTCTACGCAGTTCTATCTGGCGGCAGCATTGGCTTTCTTATGTCCGCAAATTCAACATTTCCGACCGGATATTCAGCGGCAACTAGCCGAAAAATCGGTGGATTCCATTATGGCCGCATCCGCACCGTAGCGCAGGCATACGATCGCAACGCAGCACTGGCAGTGCAAGTGGTTCCGAATTCAGTGTGGGATTTAGTGCACAGGCCGTCATGCGATGATCCGACAGGCATGGTTGAGATCAACAAGGGGCTGTGGATGGACATCTATCTGTCGAGCGATGATGGTGCCGCATGGCCGAATGCAAAGCCGCTGAGCCGCTATAATGCCGTCCCGCTAACAGGCACGGAACTGTACAGCCATTACGATTATCAGCGCCTAGCCAGAAATGCCGGCAAGCGACTGCCGTCGTACAGTGAATGGCTGCAGGCTACATGGGGAGCGCCGGAAGGCGCCTCGAACGCCGGAGTGCGTATTGCGACTGGCGGCGTCGGTTTCGCCTTACCGGGCGGAAATCCGTCGAGCGGTCAGTATTATTTCGTCAGTTGCTTAGGCATTGATCAGCCGGCCGGAAACGTATATCAGGTGTGCTCGGATTTCATGGACATGTACAACGGTACTACGGTCGCCAATGGCGCGTATTCCTTTGTCTCTGTTGATCAAGGCAAATCATCGCAAGCGCAAGGCGGCGTATATCAGCAGGCATTCAAGCAGCTCATCGCCGGCGGCTACTGGAACAACGGGGCGACTGCCGGCGCTCGGTGCGCGAACGTGGACATCGCGCCGTGGAGCGTGGACACGAGCGTGGGTATGCGCTGCGTCAGCGATTCTCTGTAATCTGATTTCTGGGTCTCTGTATTATGGAAAGCATGGTGCTGTATCAGCGACTGACGGATTTTTCTGAATGGCTATTTCCAGTCATCGATAGATTCCCTAGGCGGGAAAAATTCGCGCTCTGCACGCAAATCAAGAACAGCGCGTACGCACTCATTAGGCTGTCGATTCGCGCACAAAAGAGTGCGCGCGAAAAGCACAGGTATTTGCATGATTTAGACGTCGAATTGCAAATGCTAAAGTTCTTACTGCGACATGCGCATAGACTGCAATATCTCGACACCCGCCGCCATGAATTGGCGGCGCGCAAACTGATGGAAATCGGGAAGATTGTCGGCGGACTCCTCAAGGCGTTCTCCGGCAAAGGGGCAAGGCCATGACAGCAGCTCATCGCCGGCGGCAACTGGAACAACGGGACGAATGCCGGCGCTCGGTGCGCGAACGTGAACAACGCGCCGTGGAACGTGAACACGAACGTGGGTATGCGCTGCGTCAGCGATCCCAGCTTTTCAGACAGGCACTGGTTACGGCCAGTCTTGCATGTGATTCCCTTAGGAATCGGGGCCCTGTTCCGTCTTACGGACGGGAAAATATCAACAGATGCCGGCGGCCACAGCGGTGGCCGGCATCGCCTATTCGTAGGGTTTCCATGCCTGTACATGGCGAATTATGGACGCGGTTAATTTCTTGGGAAAACCTGTTTTCAGCACATCGAGCCGCAAGCAAGGGCAAGCGCTACAGGCCCGCCGCACTGAGATTTTCAGCGCAGCTGGAAGAAAATCTGATCAATATCCAAAACCACCTGATTTGGTATAGCTGGCAGCCTGGAGAGCCTAGAGAATTCCGCGTCGTAGATCCGAAGCCAAGGCTAATTCAAGCGCCGCCATATGCCGACAGAGTTGTGCATCATGCTCTGGTTAATGCTATCGAGCCGCTGTTCGAACGCCGATTTATCTACGACTCGTATGCGTGCCGCCGCGGCAAAGGCGTGCACGCCGCCATTCAGCGCCTGCAATATTTTTTGCGCGTAGCACAACGGCGATGGGGCTCTGTTTGCGTGCTGCAAATGGACATCTCAAAGTATTTCGCCAGCATTTCGCACGATAGACTGATGTCTGTTTTGCGCCGCTCGATTCCGGATGCCGATGTGCTGTGGTTGTGCGAGGCCATTATTCGCGCCGGCGGCAATAATGGCATTGGAATTCCGGTAGGCGCGCTGACCAGTCAGCTGTTCGCCAACGCATATCTCGATCGGCTTGACCATTTCGTGAAAGATGACCTGGGAGAGCGTTATTACCTGCGCTATATGGATGATTTTGTAGTGCTGGGCCCAGACAGCAAATCGATGCGCGCCCTGCGTCTTCGCATCGAGCGCTGGCTTGATGAAGAGCTTGGATTGCGCGTTAATCCCAAGAGCGATGTTTACCCGGCAAAAGCCGGCGTCGATTTTTGCGGTTATCGCACCTGGTCAACACATATTTTGCCTAGAAAGCGTAATGTCAAGCGCGCAAGAAAATCGCTGCGCGGCTTGCGGCGCAGATTTGAGCGCGGAGAGATAGCTATTTGCCAGTTGCGTCAGCGCATGTCGAGCTTTATGGGGTATTTGAAGCACTGCAATAGCCTGGCCATCGTGAGAGCGATAAATTCAGTCGCGAAGCGGAGGGTTTCGGCATGACGGATTTCTCCGCACTACTGCCGACATCAACATTCACCACCCTGCTAGGCGACGGCATGGTATACCACGCTGTCACCGGCGATGTCGAGATCAAAGGATTCGTCGATGATTACATTGATCCGGTGCTTTCAGGCGATGCGCATATCAGCGCCCGGCGCAAGAAAATCGAGGTGGCCGCGGACGATGCGCCAGGGATAAAACTAAAATCGGAGCTGACACATAGCGGCACCCGCTACATCGTCGAGGACATCATTTCAAATGACGGCCAATTCATCGGCTGCGTGGTACGCAAAAAATGACGACCATTAACCTGCAATTCGACAGAGCCCAGATCGATGCCGTGCATGCGCTGCTCGGCGACATCAGGAATGGCGCCGAGCGCGCCATCTCAAAGTCGCTGAACCGCACGCTCGACGGCGCGGTAACGCTCACGGCGCAGCGCATTTCCGGCAAGGTGACGCTCAAATCCGGATATGTGAAAGACCACATCAAAAAGACCAAGGCCAGAAACTACCAACTGGGCGCAGCGATGCGCATGCAAAGCGGCAAAGTGCCGCTGGCCGCTTTCAGCACCAATCCCGCGCCCGCGAATTTTCAGGCGCGCGATCGCGGCAACGGCGTCTCCGTCAAGGTCTGGAAGGATAAGCCGCCAGTGCGTTTCAAGCATGCGTTCTTTGCGATCATGCCGAACGGGTATATAGGGCTGTTCGAACGCAATTTGTCGAAGTCAAGAGTTGCCACTGGCCTTGATTCAAAAGATAGGCCAAGGAAGTACAGGTTGCCGATCGACGAGCTGAAAGGGCCTTACCTGAGTTCGATTTACACGCAAACTCCAGGCCTCGCGCACGAAGTCGAGACCACATCGGCCGAACGCCTACTGCGCGAACTGCAACACGAGGTCGACTATTTGCTCGGGATAAACAATGGCTGACACGATCCGCGAGAAGATCATCACAGCATTCGCCACGCGCGCGGCCAGCCTGTCAAGCATCGCCGTCGAACGCGCCCGGCGCACAGTCGACGAGAGCAATAATATTTTTGTTTCGATCTGGGACGGCGACGACCAGTTGATCGAGGCGAAATACGGTGTCGAGAAATTGCAGTTCCCGCTGGCCGTCGAATGCATCTGGAAGGCCGGCGACACCAATGCCAGCGTGGCGGCCAATGCGCTAATGGGCGATGTCGTCGATACCCTAATAGGCGTCGGCACGGACCGGACGTTCGGCGGCTTCGTCGATCAGATCGCTGCATCGACAAAATCACCGCAATACCCGGTCGACGGCAGCGACTATACGACGCTGACGGTCATTTTTTTAGTCAACTACACCACGGCGGCCGGCAATCCGTACGCCAAATCATAGAGGTCAATATCATGGCAAATGCCGAAAACGCGAAACTACAATACGAAGCCGGGCAAACATCGCAAGCGATGTCGGCATTAACCGACAGCGGCGACGCGACCGTATTCACATCGACCGCCTCGCTGTTCAGCAAAAAATCGGGTTATGCGCCCGATGTGCGGCCGAATGGCTTGATCACCGGCGGCGCTGTGACCCCGGCCGTGTCCGCGACAAACGACAAGGTCGATGTTGCCGCCCTGACCTGCTACCTGGCCGGCATCAAAACGACCGTCGCCGCCGATACCGACGTATCGATCACGCGCGCAGTCACCACCGACACGCACAGCATCACATCGATCACTGTCGACAGCACCGGTGCGATTGCGGCCGTTGCCGGCACCGAT